TCATACTCGCAATCATACACACAAACTTTATATAGACCTATTTGGTAAGCCTGACCCCAAAGGACTGCGACCAAAACGCACACTAATCTTTAAGGTTCCTAATTTCTTTAAACATTTCTTTTTGACTGTCCCTTACCTCAGATAACATGATAGAAAGGCTATTCAACTCCGTTTCAAGAACCTTTATCTTTGTATGATTGGTAAAAATCATCTTAAGCATCGCATAGAGGCCAGCCGCAACAGCAAGGAATACAGCTACAATAGGATTTATGATAGCATCAGTCACGAACTAATCTCCAAGTGATTTGCTCTATAATAACAGAGTTCGGATGTAGATTCTATACGGGTTTCTAATTTGATGGCTTGGTAGGCCATACAATAGTATCAGGAAAGCCACTTTGCAAAGGTACATCCCGTAAAGCTTGGCGATACGTTGCCCATGACGCCGCATTAACAGGAGCATCAGGAACTTGCGTCCAATCAGATTGCTGCAAAAGCAAATCCCTTTGCTCTCTGGCAATAATCCTTACCGCCTCATCCGTTAGGGAGTTATCTATCACTTCCTCACCAACGCCCGTAACTATTTCGCCATCAACAAGGCGTGATGACCTTAGCTCCGCATCAGGTATATCTGTTTGCACAAGAGTGAAGTCAGGATTTGTGGTAGGTAAACGAGATGTAGTTATCCCCCTGAACAGTCCTTCATCATTAAATTTTGCATAACGATAAATCATTTCGCCAAATATTCCGTTTCTAAAGCACCATCAAATATACCGCTTATTGTTTGACTACCCCAAGCGCCCGTGCTTGTAAAATAACCACAGTTTACTGTTACCGTTACATTAACATTCTGATTAAAGTTACTAACCCAAGGGCAAACCAAAGATATAGTTTCTGTTCCTATTCTTTGATATGCAGTAAATAAATTAGTAGTTACGTTCAAACCGCTTGTGTTGCTATTTAGAAGGAAACACTGCGCCGATCCAATAGTGATACCTCCAGCAATAACAGAAATTAACATCCCATATCTACTACCAGATCCATTAGCATTCAATTGTGATTGACTAGCGAAAACAGTAACAGTAACCCTACTTATATTAGTTAAACCTGCAATTGCCGCAAAATTATTTGTAGAGAGGAGCGTGGTGGGACTTCCTACATTGTAATTACCCGTTACGCTTTGATTTACTATTGTATCAGTCGCTACATTAGAAACAGCATTATTACCAATTTTTATTCTCTCGACAGCAAGGTCTTTGATTTTAGCCGTTTCTATAACCGCATTGTCCATCTGCGCTGCACTAGTAATAATCCCAGAGGTAGCAAGCAATCCACCCGTTATTGTATTTGCAACAACCTTATTGCCCGTAATCGTTGCGTCAGTAATATCACCGCCATCCGCCGCCGCTAATGTAAGCCCCCACGCGCTTCCGTCCCACTGATACAGCTTCCCATTAGTTGTTAGGAATACTTGCTGCCCTGTAAAATCACCTGATGCGGGCAAAGAGGAAACTGGCGCGATTATATCTAGGTTTTGATCAAGGAATAGCTGCCTCACACCATTCTCAAAATCTGTATTGTCTATATATTCGGTAGTAGCAGATGCACCCGATGAAAAGCCCGACTTATTATCGCTAAAATCAACAGCCTTAAGGAAGTAATATTTTGTTTCAGCTAAACCTAGATTGGTTCTTACGAAGCTATTACCCGCAGATGTTCCCACTACAGTAGCGCCCGTAGTGGTATTGGAAGAATTTTCGTAAATTTCAACGTGCTTTAAATCCGCTGCCGTGGGATTTGTCCAAGAGATTGTAATATACTTATATCCCCCCGCCGCCGTTACGGCTGTAGGCGCATTAGGCGCAGTTATATCACCGCCCGATGAACCCGTGGCGGAAGCGAAAGCACCCCTATAACCGCTAATAGAAACACTTCTTACTTTAACCGTGTAGTTGACCCCATCAATAACGGGAGACAAGACGGCGGAAGTCGTGTTGCTTATAAATGTTGTTCTATTCGCGCTTGAGGTCTGACCCCACTCCACCTCATAATAAATGACAAAGGTATTTGTGGAAGCGGTCCAACTAGCCAATAAAGCATTAACAACCGTTCCATCTGTCTGCACTTCCGAGCCGCCATCTGATAAGGTAAGACCCGTAACCACGGTTCCATCCCTAACACTAGGAAGAGTAGTGTTATTGCTTATGATTTCGGTTTCTTCTGCGTTCCAATCAAAAGCGGCCTGAGAAGTTTCCCTAAGTCTTAGGTCTATTCGCAAATCACCCGCTTCACCACTAGCGACCAACGCCCAACTAACGACCTCAAATTCCTTTGCCGAAAACCCGTATCTCGGATTAGTAAAAGCAATAATATCTCCTACCTCTATTTCGGCGGCTTCTAAGCCAAATTGAGCCGAAAGAGTCATTTGCTCCCGACCACGCAAAAGACTTAGTTTTGCAATTCGTTGAGCCGTTGCGGAGCTTGTAGTGTAGGGCAGAGGCAAGTCTAATAAAACTTCTTCATCCGCATCTTCCGCTAGGAAAGTTGCGCTCGTTATCTGCGGATAGTCCGCCGTAATAAATCCATTGTCTTTGTCGGTAAATATTCCACGGACGGTATTGTAATTGTCCCGCATATTAATGCGCGTTGATAGCTGAATGTTGCTTCTTACATCATCTAGGGTGAGGGTTTTTACGGGAGATGAATAAGCCCCTGCTTTTAGCTTCCAAGCTCCCGTACCCCAAAAAAGAGAACCCGCACATGCCGATGTAAGATCACTTAATACTTTACCTACAGCGCGATTTGCCCTTATTACCCCGTTGACGGTATATCTTTTTTCCGAAAGCTTTGCTTCCCCGCTACCCGTTCCCGCGACCGATACCGTAACAGAATCCCCTACTCCGTAAGTAACCCCAGAGGTTCCCGCTACCGTGTTCCAATTTGTAGTACCCACCACTTTGATAATATAGGTAGAGCCTACAACTAGATTGGGCGCGGTAACATTGCTACCCGATAGCTCTATATCCTCATCGCATTCATTAGCCGCGGCCTGAAATGATGTATCATCAATGCTGCTATCACTTAACCCATATGATGATGTAATGAAGTCCCGAATACACAAGGCCGCATTGCTAGAATACCCCGTGGTGCTTGTTCTTGGATCATATACTTTCTTTCCCCTAACGGTAGCCGTGACTATTGGAATGCCACCCGTAGGGAAAGCGTCTATATCATATTCATAGCGCACATAAAGATAGGCTATGCCGTATCCCACAAAAGAACTTGACGCGGAGGTTTCGGAAACAAGATCAGCATCCGCCGAAGTTTGCGAGCCATCATGCTTTTTAATTCTAACTTTGCTATTGTAATTATTTGACGTAACAAATCCATTGGCGTCTAGGGTAACAATATCATCATTAAGATAAATATCGCCTATGCTATCCACCTCATGCCCCGCTAAAACAATGACCTGATGAAGATATGTGTTCTCGGTGCCAGTGCTCTCAAAAAAAGTTATAACGCCACCCTTTCGGATTTCCCCATAAACAAAATCCTGAATGCCAGTAGCTTCTCTGCTATTGATTAATAACCCGCCAGATTCAAATGCAGGGGCTTTATAGTCAGGACTAAGCTTTTCTTGAACCCAAGTAGTTGTTTCTGAAACGGCTAGATTGGTAAAATAAAGGGAGCGAAAAGGCTCTGGAAGAAAAAGACCTGGTATAACTTTAAACGTAAAGTCTACGGCTGAATCAAATGCGTAACGAAATTCTTTTTCTGCATCAAAATTTTCACGCGGGACATTATCCCAAGCATTTGGATTCCTAAAGGCATTGAATGGAAGAGGTAAGCCATGTTTCATTTTTACGCCCTCATCCAAGCATGATTAATGTGTTCGAAGCTCAAAAATATTATTCCGCTACGAGAAAGAAATACGCCCTTTCTACCGTTTGAAATGCCCATAGCATAACCAGTGATCCAAGAGTTTTTTTTCTTAGTCACAACCAGTGCGCCAAGCGGAGGGATAAAATCAATTCTTTTAAGCCTATCATCAATAGCATCTATAAGATCAAAGAACTTAAATTCTTTTCTCAATTCTTTATATCTCATAGGGCAATTATTCTGCATATATCTACCTAGCCAATCATCGGCCCAACCCACGCCATACATTGCATGATAAGCGTCATTTGTGAAAGTTAGACAATCGTGCTCCCCCCATTTGAAGGGCGTTGAGCTTACTTTTTTTAAGTAATTATTTAAGTGCTCTCGCGGCCCCATGCTATTTCCTTATCTTGTAGATCCGAAACGTAAGAAAAGAAAGTATCGTTGCTATGGCGGGCAATATGATTTTCATGTGTATAGCGGCGATTACTTGCTCTCTCTAGTGCTACTAGCTTACTTTCTACAGAAAGACTTATCACACTGCCTTCGCCCGCGTCCTCAATGGTCATAGTATTCATAAAGCCACTAAATATTTCTATTGCCGTAGTATCAACGGTTCCAAAATAAATCCTGCACAATCTACGCTGATACGGTTCCTGCAAAGCTATAGAAATGATGGAGCTATCTAGTCCGCTAAGAGTCACGGTAATATTCTTGGCGGAAAGATCAGCCACCTCTTCCACCAAGCTAATAGACATAAAATCACCAGAACCCACAAAGGTATTGGATGCTATAGTTCTATTTAAGTATCCCGACCATAAGCGAATGGCGTTCTCACCTGTATAACCCGATTGGTTGTATCGGGTATTATCCGTATCATCAAACAAGGCTTCAAAGGCATAAAACGGCTGAACCGTTGGCTGGCTAAGTGCGGTAAGTAGGCTTGCAGGGATTGTGCGGGTCATAGTGCTTCAATAGCTCCAAATACTATTCCATAGTTTGCGGCTCTGCCAATGCTAAAAGATTGATCATTCGCGGCAAGCCTAAAGACGCCTTGAGCGCCTTCGACAGTAACGGAAGCATTGTCGGCTATGCTTGTGCGTACATTGGGCCAAACGTCCACTGTGGCGCTTCCTGTGCCGTCTGTATTAACATCCGTAAGAACTTTAAATAGTTGCTTGCTCGTTCCCGTTCCAATTTCCATATAATCGCCCGCCTTAAGGTATCCCGTTTGGCTTGCGGGCGCATCATCAATATCAATTGTGTTGCCAGATGAAACCGCACCATTCACAAGGATTGTATCAGTATCGCGGGCGGAGCCTAGAGGCACGGTTGCATTGGGATCACCAAGATAGAAAGTTCCCACCCTGCCCTTTAAGGAAAGTAGCCAAGCTATACATTGCTCCGCATTTGCCCTACGCATAGGGGGCAATACAATATCAGCGGTCCACATCTTTCCTGCGTACTCATGAGCTTGACCCGCAAAGGTAAAAGGCGACCTACTATAAGCCACCGCGTTTAACGCTCTAAATTCAATAGAAGCTATGCCTGTGTTAGTGGGAAGGTTTAGTGGGTATGTAATAGCCATTATGCAAACGCCCTTCCGTATGACCCACCGCGCCTCTTAGCGTCCGCCACAGCCGCTTTTGCTCCATCGGCTATTTGAGGCATAAGTGATCTTATTTCGTTTCTAACTGTTTGCTGTACCCCCGTTGATACATTAAAGGTCTGATTGACCACCACACCACCACCACCCATTGACCTTGTTGATGCTGCGTTTATTACGGAACCTGCCGCTTGCGGAACAAATAACTCTGGACCGCGCTCTCCAACCACGTAGGGCTGATTGCGATTTACAGGACCGCCAGTCGCCCTTCTACCTTGTTCCCCTATTGAAGTAATAAAATCACCAAACTTTCCGCCAGTGTTTCTTCCCGCAGTAGTAAATATGTCGCCTATGAATGGCCTAATAATCTTAGCCGCTATTGCATCCGCAACCATTTGCTTAAGGGTTTGATTAAACGAGTCCCTTAAATCCTTTAGATTTGCCTTACCATCGGCTACGGCGTTTACCAAGTAATTTGAAATACTATCTGCAATGCTATTCATACCATTGCTAAAAATCGCAACGGCGGGATCAACTTCTTCTTTGATGGTTTGGGTCAAATCTTCAACAGCTATTTTAACTTTCCCTAAATTGACCGCCTGTGCCTCTTCGCCTTCAGTATCTTTTAAAAGGCTTTTCAAATACTGCCAAGCATTAGACAACTTTGTTGTTGCCGCCTTATTTTCTTCCGCTGCATCTGCCAACCCTTGTCTAGCCGCTGCCCTTGCATCTGATGCCGCTTTTGTTAGGTCAGGAAGGCTTTGCGCCATATCAAACGCAGCAGATGCAAGATCGTTTGCGGTGGCTGACATATTCGGGATGGCTCGCACGGAAT